CATAGACCTGCACCCCAACGAAGTCCTCGGTGATCTCTTGAATCACCGGGATTGGCGTGCGGTTGATGTTGTACCGGCGTGCAGTTGAGAAGAACTCGAAAATATCACCTTCAGCGTATGCGTCAGTAGCCGTGTCCCACGCTGAAGAGGGAATCGTGAACTGATTGGGCGAACCATATGTGTAGTCAGACGAAATCGACTGTGTTGGGGACTCGGTTCCACCGCTCAAAATAACCTTGTAGGTGGTCGCAGAAAGGAACTCGATGGTGTACGTTTCATCAGCCAGAAGGTTTGGCACAAGGACCGTGATCCCGACATCGTTGTCAAACGAAAGGCTGTCCTTGTCCTTGGCAACAACGTAAACCTCGCTGACACTGCCCGCGTTGTCGTAGAAATATTCCTGCGTGATCTCGTAATTCAGTAGGTCGATCACCGAATCGTGGACCTCGATCACAGCCGATCCGTCAGTGGAGAACGTGACCCCGGAAATCTTGCCCTGGGCAACGGTCTGCCACTCGTCAAGTTCCTCGAACCCAGCCTGCAAGCACGCCCAGCACCCAGCCAGGTCGTAATCGCAAAGCCCCATGTCTTTGTTCAGCAGCTTGACCTGCCACGCCTGGCCCTGCACAACGCCGTACTCACGTTCTCTGCGCCGCGTGACCCGACCGGAGTCTACAACCTTGTGCCCGTCGGTGTCGCAGTCTACGAGCGTGCTGGGTGCGCCTGACGCGCCATCGTTCAGGCGGATATAAAGGCGGGAGACAAGCGCCTCGCCGAACGGGTTGGCCGCTTCGGCAATAAATGCACTGCTGAAGTAGTCCGCGCCGCCGGCCATTAGTCGATCACCTCTTCAATGGCGAAACTCAACGAATAGTAATTCGGCATGATCTCAACCGGTTCAAATGTCGCGTCAACCCACCGAACAGAGAACTCAATGGTGGATGAACCGAATGGTTGGAACTTGAAAACCCCGGCTTCAAAAAAGCGCTTGAAGGAATCGACTGACGCGTAGCCGATAGAATTATAGTTGAACACCCATTTGCGGATAGATTTCCACGGCCTGACGCTGATAGCGAGACCGCCCCTGGTCACAGTGATAGCGGACATCGCCTCGCGCTTACCGGATGCCGCGTTGTCTCCACCCACCTGTGTTTCCGGCAAGGTAAAATCTGCGGGAATGAATCCACTGTACGCCACGAATTTACTAGCCATGATGCGAACCAACCTTCTGCAACTCGTCGTAAATATCCACGGCCAGCCGGCGCACACTCATCGGGTCGCTGCTGTAGTTGCCGGACAGGCTGACATTCAGGTTGCCCACGCTCACCCCGCCAGATTTGCCCGCAGATACACCAGATGATTTATTGGCACCGATGAGGTCGCCACCGGGAACGATGGCCCCGGCCACTCCACCCGCGCCAGGAACCGGCAAGATGGACTGTACGCCGATGGAGATAAACCCGCTCAGGATTGACCCAAACACAGACTTGGCCACGTTGCCCAGCCCCTGAAGCAAGTTCTCGGACTCAAACACCGCGTTAGCGATGGAGTCGGCCATGCGGCGGCTGGCGTCATACGCGGCGTCAGCCATGATGGTCATGGCCCGGGAGCTTTCAACCTTCACATCTTCAAGACCATCAACATAGGCGTCGATCTCGGCCAGCATGGTGGCATCGAACAGCCCGTCAATCTGGTATCCCTCGTCAAGCCTGAAGGCGTCTGTCAGGTCTTTTGCAACGGTAGCCGCAGCCCGGACGGTGGGAATTGCGTCTTCTGCCTCGCTGTTGAAAACATGAACACCGCGACCGGCGGCCATGGCGGCCTCGCCCATCCCCAAAAACGGAGTGGCAAAAGCGACGGATGAGTTGTCACCCCTGCGTGCAGACCAGAACTCTGCGCTCTCCTTGTTGAGCCTCGCCAGTTCTTCCCGCGTGTTCTTGGGCATCGTGGTCATGGCCGCAAGAGCCTTTGCCATGAACCCGACTGCGGGGGCTGCATCCAGTGCTATCGTCTGCCCCATGCCCTTGAGCGTGTTCTTGAGCCTGGTCATCTCGTCGTTAGCCGTTGCCGCCGCATCAGCCGCGTCCTGGCTCAACGTCAAGCCCAGCCTGTCGGCTTCTTCACGCATGGCCCGGACACCAGCCGCACCATCGCTGAACGTCTGGTTCAACTCGGCACCGGCACGCCCAAATACGTTCATGGCCAACTGGGTGCGCTTCGCCGGGTCTTCAATCTCGCTCAGTGCCTGGCCGATGCGCTCAAAGGCATCCTCTGGCCTCAACTGACGAAGCTGGTACACCTCAAGGTTCAGGTCGGAAAATGCCCTCTGCGCGGTGGTCAAGCCATCCTCCGCGTCGGACATATTCTTTTGCATATACCGGATGCCCTTGGTCATCGACTCAAACGATGTCCCGGTAAGTTCGGCAACGTGACGGTATTGACTCAACGCCTCGGTAGAAACGCCGAGTTGCAGGGACAGCTTTTGCACCTTGTCTGCGGCGTCAATCTGGCCCTTGACCATACTGGCAAACCCGGCAAGACCCGCCGCGCCGGCCAGCGGGGCCATGGTCGCGGCCAGGGAGGCAGCCGCACCCTTGATTGCGCCAAGGTTCCCGACGGCAGACTTGGTTGCTGGTCCAGTCTTGTCCTGGCCAATAAACTGGAGGTATGTCTTGTGCTTATTGGCCACTGTTCAGTTCCTTGAAGTATTGCCGCCACCCGGTCAACTCGGACACGGAAACACGCTCATTCAACTCGGCAACCGTCATGCCGAGCCTGTGCGCCAATGCGAACCGCTCCCTTGTTTCCGCGTCCATGGTCAGTTTCCCACCTTCTCGACACTCTCGTCGAACAGCCGGATTTCCCTGACCACACGAAGGACTTCCCCGGGGTCAAACTCCTTGCGGATTTTCCGCTTGTCAGAATCGGTGAACATCGGTCCACCCTGCTCGTTGAGGCACCTGGTAACCAGGGTCACCACAAGCACCTCGACCTTGCCAACGTCCTCGGCCTTGATGACGGCATCCATCTGATCAAGATTGCGCTTCTTGAAGTAGATGGTCCGTTCACCATCGCCAAAGTCGGCCTTGATGGACTCCATCAGGACACCACGCCCTCGGCCATGAACCCACGACCGCTGAACTTGACGGTGATCATCTGGTCAACGCCGCTGTTGATCTCCTTGTTGTTGACCGTGAGGCTTCCCGAAATCGTGGGAGCGCCAGCGGTGGTAACACCGGTCGGGTAGACCGTCACCGTGACTGCGGTGCCAGCGGCGAACGCATCGTCGAAGTCTTCAAGTCCCGCGTCGGCGGGGTCCCAGTAGCCCTCAAAGTTGAACGTGCCGTCACGCAGTCCGGCCTGGTAAGATTTGGCGGTATCGCCCATCTCGGTGATTTCGACTTCTTCTGCGGTCTCGCTGTAGCTCCACGAAGTCACGTGGCCAGCGGCCACCGTGGCAATATGGATCAAGCCAGAACGTCCGTGCTGAACTGCCATTTCTTTTCCTTTCTACTGCACCGGCACAGTCGGCGCGGTACGGTTCACTCTATAAACAGCCACCCACTCCATGTTGATGGCACCCACTTCCTTCTCACCTTCGGGATCAAGCGCAACCTCGGTCCCCACCAGCCGCAGATCCTTGATGTATCCGGCCAGCGTCGCGTTTGCGTGCAGGGCCGTTTCAACCTCTGCCGAAATATCGTCAAGCGTGTTGTCCAGGTTCGTGCTGACCTTCGCCCGACCGGTCACCATGAACGGCAAGACGCGAAACTCATATGGCCCCATCTCTCCGTCGTCCTCGACCGTTTCTGCTTCGTGGGCCACATACAGTGACACATTGGGCAAATCACCTGATTCAAACGGATAAACGTGATTCGTGAACACCCTGGTTCCGGTCGTGGTCAGCCCCGACAGTGCGCCAGCGATTGCGGTCCTGATTGTCTGCCTAGCGTGCGACACGGCGGCTTATCCTTTGTTTGATCTGCTTGTTGAACTCTTTTTCGTAGGCCAGCTTGAATCCACGCAAACCGGCAGTACGGAATACGCTTTCGGCCTTCTTGCCCAACTCGATCACAACCTGCTCAACGCCTTGTTTGCTCGGGCGCTCAAACACCTGCGGGTAATTCTTTGCCCCGCGATGAGTCTTGATGAAAAAGGCGTCCTTGTATGTGCCACCGATACCCTTGACCCTGGACTTCACGCGACCGCTCTTGAGCTTGGTCTTGATCTGTGTTCCGTAGCGTGGGTATTTATTAGTCCCCGCCGGGTTGATGTGGTTGCTGTTGAAAATGACCTCGGCCCGCGCCTTGTCCTTGGTGCCGTAGATGCCAATGAACCTGGCGTGCGAGTTCTTTTGTCCAGCGCCCTTGATCGGTAGAAACTTCTTGGACACTCGCCGGTCAAGCGACCCGACCACTGCGTCTCGGCCCACCTTCATGGCGTCACGCACACCGTTTTTGCGTGCGTAAAAAGCTGAAATCGGCACGTCCTTCTTGGCAATCCCATTGATCGCCTTGATGGCTGGCTTCATATTCACTTTTACGTTGGCCTTGATCATGATTCGCTCAACACCAATGCGGTGATTCCGGTGCCGTCATCTTGGCGGCTCCTGACCGTGTACGCCGTCCCATTGACAGTAATCGCCTGGCCATGTGCCACGCTCGAAACGTCAGCGGTGCGACAGGTGAATATCGGGTTCTCCGACTCGATGCCCTGGACCTCTGCGTAATCGCGCTCCAGCACACCAACAACGCTTGCCGCGCCGATGGTCGCTGTCACCCCGCCGCAAGCGGTGAGGATGGCCAGTCGGTCGGATGCCGTTTCCCAGGACACTACTTATCGCCCTTCTTGCGGTAGGTAGTCCTGGGCTTTGCCGCTGGATCGGGACTGTCTTCCTTCTTGGCAACGGGATCGCCAACGAACTTCACAGCTTTCTTCACGGCGATCAACTGGCGGGCCTCATAGTCCGAAACCTCCAGCACCTTTCCGGCTTCGCGCGCCTTGCCGTCAGCAATCACCGGGTCAATGATCTTGATCTTCATCATCTGACTCACTCCTATACCGGGTTGACGTTCTTACCAGACCGCATGGCCAGAATGGCAATCGGTGTTCCATTAGTATGCGTGCCAGTCACGTCAACGACTGGACGCACATACCGCTTCGGGCCGCGATATTCAGTCATGTAAACAGCGTCGTCATCATCTGCGCCGTCGATCACAGCAAAAACGCCCCTGGTTCCCTCATTGGTGATATCGCCAGAAGCGGGCGCTGCAAAGGTTGAGTTGTCGTCGCTGACCTCGATCTTGAGCGTGATCAACAGGCCGATCCCGAGGGTGTCGCCGGACTCGCCAACCATCGCGTAAAACGCCACGCTCTCGTAGTCCTTGGTGTCCACAGAGGCGCAGTTCGTGTCGGTCGTGATCACCGCAGGATCAAGCACCTGTGTTGCCGAAATGTTGTTCTCGAAGTCCCTGATTCTTGCCATTGTCCCGTTCCTTTTTGTGGGCCGGCCACCAGAAGGCAACCGGCCCATTGTGGTTAACCGCCAGTCTAGGCAGTCAGAGCATCCAGCATCACGCTGAAGGACTCAGGAGTACGCAGACCGAT